CCTCAGATGTCGCTGGGTTGTAAATCAACGCGGTGTAGGTGCCATCGTCGATCGTGCTAATGCTGACCAGCGTTCCAGCGTCTTGAACTGCACCGTTGGCCGCAGCGTTGTAGCTGGTAGCAGCGGTGATGACGCGAATGTAAGAGCCGGGTTGGATGCCAAGCGAATCAGGCACCGTTTTGAAGCTGACGGTATGCGTAACGCGCCGGCGGACACTCAATAGGAATCGAGCAGTCAGCAACGCTTGGGCACGGTTTGTGCAGAAGTCAGTGAGATCAAATGACTGCTGTGTTGTGGAGCGGCTGCCTTCTGGAATATCTGCCCAATCCACCAATGCTGATGCTTGTGTCGGTAGATCATTTTCAACTGTTACGCGCCAGCTCACCAGTGCGCGGAAGTTGGAGCGCTGCGCAGCATCAATGTATTGAACCTGCAAACTGTCTTCGATGATGTTGCCAGCGGTGAAAATTTGATCAACCGCAATCGGGCTGGTGCTGATTTCGTAGTTGCTGTCATACGGCAAGGCAGGCATCATGCCAAAACGCCCGTTTTTGATCGTGAAGTTGCAAAGCTGTAGTGCCGCGTTGTCGTACAAGAAAGAGCGGAAGCTTTCGCTGTCCTCCACAACGCCATCAAAGAAAATTTTGTTGGCACGCTGGAAGTTGGCCGCAACACGTAGCGAATCAATATCAATCAGTTCCGCAGGAACAACATTGCCGACACCTTGGCTCTTGCTGGTCAGCAAGTAATAAACCAGATCGGCAAATAAGTTGCTCGGCTTGTTGTCGCCTTCAATCAAACGGTAAACGCTGATCCCAGTCGGCACCCATGCGCGGATTTGCCCGATGCCACCAAGCTGCCCACTGGATTTAACAGTTAGCGCCAGTGTGGACATTCCGTAATACTCGGCAAGTGTTTCATTGGAAATACATTCATTGACGTAGACAATCTCATGCTCGGGTCCGCCTTCATTGGATTTGGTTAGTTCCAGATAGTGGCTGCAATCGGCGACTTGCGAGTTTTCCTCAAATATCCTTTCAGCGGCAAAAGAGGTTTCAACTTGTTGGGTTGTAGTTGTTTGTACTGCTGATACCTGCCAGGCAACATAAACAGTTGAATAACCGCCATGCTGGGAAAAGCTATTGTTAACAGGGATATCAATTGTAAATCCGTGCGATGTGTTCCAAGTGCCGGTAGCTGATATGACTGAATAGCGTACATTTGTCCATTGATAAGGACTACCGTAGTTGAGCGTCTGGTACACAGGTCCGTAGGTGACGCCAAATATGCCTGGTCTAGAGTCTGCAGTTACACTAAATCTAATTTGACCAACGCCCGGTTTATCTTTTGTCAAAATGGCGCTCGCGGTTTTGTCAGCTTGTTCTCTTGCGTACCCAAGCACTGCAGTTAGCCAAGCGTTAATCGGCTGCTGAACACTTCCGTTGCTTGTGCTATGTGCATATTGATTTAGTGCTATTGGAATTGTCGTCGTGATTGGCGTAACAGTTTCGGTGGTTTGCGGGTCAGTGATTAGTTCGTCATTCCGCCTGATATTGGCGATTGCTACCATCTCGCCACTAGCTGTAATACGGAAAGCGCCGTAATCAGTATCGTAATCTTGACCGATAATTTCGCCAGTGCGTGAATTAAGCCTAAACGCTAGATTTGTGTCAATGCTGTTAATAGCTACATCCGATCCAGTGCGCGGAATAAAGCGGTACTCGTAGTACCCAGCCTGCCTAGGACGAACCCGGATGTAGTTGTACTGATCAATTGGTGCGCTACCTGTTACGCAGAAGAGCTGCGGAATACGCCTCCATGGTTGCTGTGCTTGGCCGTATTGCTGAACTGGACGCACCCAAAGAGAAAAACACGACGTGCGCTCGAAGTATTTATCCATTCGAGGTGTCGTAACAGTAATGTCCTGCTCATCCAAGCGATGCAGTTTTCCGTCAGGACCAGCGGAAGGGATTGCGTTGAAGTTACACAAGCCATTGGCACGGTTCCAAACCTGACTGCGCAGTCCAATTTCAATAACTTCTGCATCACGCCGCACAGGGCGGATGCTTGCCATATGCAGCCGGCAGATGTTGAAAAAGGCGGCGCCACAGTGTTTGTTTGAGTTGAAACCTCCGGCGCTTAACGGAAATGGTGGGGCGCCAGGTCCGGGCCACGGTCCCTCATATCCGCCCAAAGGTTCCCGAACGGTGCGCGTGCCAGGAATGCCGACTGTCGCAACTCCTGTAATCGCAGTGCACTTGAAATAGATGTGTTGTGTTACACCCTTTTTCCAGATATCAGGATTGCGTCCCTCTACAACCCAGACAGAAGAACCAATAATCCATTTACTGCCGATTGTCAGCAAGTCAGAAGCTTGTGCCCGCCATGATTCAGCCGAACTTTTAAGGTCTTTTAGATTTACTTCCGTACCCTTGAAATCGTCCTGCTGGAAATCTTTCCAGTTGTCGCCGTTGATTTCAAATACAAGAGTGTCGTTTTCTGTTACAGAAACAATCGTGCGATTTGCGTACTCGGTGCCGTTGTGGTTAATAAAACCCATGCGACGTGAGTAGGCGCGTCCCACGCCGGGTTGGCCGATTTTTTGTCGATCTTCTTTGGGTTGGTCTGAGTATTTGTGCAGCACATCAGCGTTAGATCCGGCTATCTTCCTGCGCTTTGCCTGTGTTTCTGCGCGAGCGTCTTTATTGTCAGGACCAAGAGTTGCGGCATACGGCGCTGAAATAATCTCCCAGTTAAAGCGATATGCAGTGCCGTTAAAAATAGGCGTTGCCGTACCAAACGATGCGTCGTTTTGTGGGCTATACGCCATGGAAAAACCAGTGCTGAACTGGCCATCAGCGGTTGGTGCCGTAAACACTTGGCGCCCCATGGTGCCACTAGCACCCGGCTCATCCGTGCCAGCAATTAGGCGGGCTTTTGATGGTCGGTTTTCGCCTAACTGCGACGACCAATACAAGGCATATTCCCGATTGCCAAGGCTATTTAATGCTGTAGTACCTACACGGACGCCGCCCAATTGCGGTGCGTCAATCCCATATTCACCGGCTACGTAAATGCCTTCAAAAGCTTGATAGCTGCCGTAGGAATACAACCGGCTCCACACCAGTGCAGGCGCAAGAATCAAACCGCCTGTCAGTGCGCCATCTTTCCCAGTGCCGCGCTTGCCGAAAGGAATTGGAATCGGCTGGCCGTATTCAGCGAGGCTGCTGACGTTATCGAAACTGGTGGTTTGATTGAAACGAGTTGGTCCGATTTGATCGGCAAGTTTTTTGCCCTTGATTTTGGCGGGCGACTCTAATGTTGGCGCCTTGGGTGCCAGCAGAATGCTGACGGCTGTTGATGCCAAGCCCAAGACAAGGCTGACAATTGCAACCGTTAAGGGATCATTGACAACATCCGGGATGTGTTCATACTCAGCCGGGCGGACACGTGCCTGCAGCTGGGCGTGCCGCACAAATTTTTTATAGTCTTCTTCGCTGCAACCAAGCGCTTCAATTAGCGCGATTTCATACGGTAAGAGCGGCGGATCGTAAGGAAGCCCGGCGGTTTCCAGTCCACGCTGTTGGTTAGTCGGTTGATGTACAAGATTCCGTTCTGCCATGTGACCCCAAAAGCAAGCGGATTAGCCGCTAACACTGTGATGTCACCATCGTAGGCCGGTGCGTCAACTTGATTGCAATACCGTGCGAGCTCTTGTACTACATCACGTGGGGTCATCTTGTACCAAGCAGCTTTGACCGCCGGAGGATCCATCCCCATGCTGGTCAGCGCGTCAATTACCAAATGGATACAGTCGCTACTGCCGTACTGGTACTGCCGTCCAATCAAGTGATCACACACGGATCTGCGCTGTAAACGGGATACTGCCAACTTGCCAGCGATGAAGCCTTCGACCTGGGATGTTCGCTTGAACAGCGTCAAGCACTGAATTCAAGCTGATCTGTAAAGAGGTCTCGTCCCAGCCGCCGCTAGAACAGCTGCCCCAATACTGATACAAATTGCGCTGAACAGCACCAGTTGACGGCTCCCACAGCACCGTGGTGACTTTGGCAATCCACAAATTGTCCAGAGCTTCCGTGACCCAAGCACGGGTCATGTCCGTATTGGCAAACTGCAGCGTTGCGTCAAGGTTGTCGCCCTGCAACGTGGCTACTGCGCCGCCAAAACTGAACGGCAAAAACAAGTAGCCATCTACGTTTTGATTGATGGCATAGTTTTGGAACCTGTATTGGGCAGCTTGCCCTGTTGGGCCAATATCAAGCAAGTGGCCGTAGGCGTATTCCATTAGATTCCGAGGCGTCGGCGAGCGGCTGGACTGCTACCAAGTGTTCGCATCGCGCTGCGTTCACCCTGGATGGCGCCTTGTCGGGCTGCTTGAGCCATACCACGCTGGAACTGATCAGCTGTAACGTAGTCCACATTATTGATGCGTTCCACGCTGTAGCGCACGTCGATTGGCTCCATCGTTGCAGTTGCTGCGCCGCCGCCTTCAGTGCTAGTGCCGTTGCCGGGGATGACCGATTCACCACGGGCGCCACGCGAATAGCGGGACATCGCGGCGGACATTTTGGACTGCGGGATGACGTATTCCGGTTCACCCCCTTCGCCGATTAGTGCGCGAGTGGGGCCGGTGACGAAACCTCCTTCGGCAAACGCTGCTGGTGGAGTAAACGGTACGCCCGGACCATCAAAGGCATATTGTTGCCAGTTCCCAAT